TCACTGAGAAAATAAAAGACATGACTGCCTATAAAACCTTTGTGACCTGTGACTAGTACTTTCATTTTCTTTTCTTTCTATGTCGTGCTATCCAATTTCTTGCGGTGTCATCATTGATGGCCGTGTGTAGAATCTCTCCCTCATATACTATCACTCTTTTCTTTTCTCCGCAAGGGACAGCAGCGTATCCATCCTTAGTAAAGAAACCTTTCTTAGTGTCTTTGTAGAAATTATAAATTGATCTTAGTTCTTTTTCTTCGGGAGTCATCATTCGCTACCTAAACTTTCTTGATATTGTTTGTCCAAAATGCCAGCAGTGTGTACTGTCTGCAATCCAATGTTTCCTTGATACCAACCAGTAGCGATATACTTATCTGTCATCGGAGGATTACCTCTATGAAGATGAGTATAAGATCCAGGCCATATAAGTACAGTTCCTTTTTTTGGTTTTACTTTTAACTTCTGATACAAAAATTCTGTTTCTCCTCCTTCTTCTACATCATTCAAATATACCATCCACGCCATAGTTCTATTGTTTAGATTCCAATTCACATTCTCAGCATGAAATAAATGATACCCTTGTGTAGGAGTTGTCTTCTGTAGTAAGCATAATGAACTGACATAACTGAAATTACCTAGGTAGGTGTATTCATTGATATAATGGTATAAACAGTTGTTTACAAACTCCATCAACTGTTTACACTCACTAGGAGAGAATCCGTCTAAACATATTTGCTTATCTTTTACATGACTAAAATTTCTTTTAAATTCTACAAACTCTGTCTTGTCCATGTATTCTGTAAGAAAATCACAGAAGCGAGGATCAATTGCATTGTTAAAGATTCCAATGAAATCTTGAAACTCCATTTTGATTTGAGTATCCATTATGTTACCAAAGGTTTAGTGGGCAATGTGCCGCAGAGAATTTGACTTTGTTTACTAAAAAACAACCGCACTCATTACACTTCATACGATCAGGATCAAATCTATTACAATCTCTACATATATCTATTCGTGCTTTTTTTACTTCGTCAGGAGCAATTAAGGTTCCGTCAAAGACGAAACCTTTTACAATGTCATAAGCAGTCCTTGCGACATTCTTCGCTTGTTCTGGTAGTGATGGTTCTTCAGTCATCTTTGACGTAACATGGTACACCAGCAGGGTCTAACCATTTAGTATATTCAAAATCATTTATAGCAGTTTCTAACTGCATATAATTATCGCAGAGATACATGTCTTTGTATCTACCTGAGTAATTATTATATTTTTGAATACGATAATCTCCTTGACCGTTAGGAAGAAGCTCTTCCATTTCAACATACCTGTATGGTTCGTTGTGACAAATTACTTCAATCATTTTGAGACTCCAATTCTTTTGCAATTAAATTCATTAGAAGCGAGTATTCTTGTTCTGGATCTTCATCACTGAACTCATACCCTTCACCTTTATAATACCTCAAAACTTTTTTATAAATTTTTGGGTACTTGTAGTCAAGAGCGAACTCTTTTTCTACTGCTTTCTCTAAAGCATCTAGGTTTTTTTTAAACTTAGAAATGAAATTAGACATTTTCCGATATGGTTTACGTCTATATTCTATATCAATAATTATTTTTTGTCAAGAACCATCATCATGATTCCACATGTGTTCTATGTCTCTTGCCTGTCCAGAGTCAATAACTGGTTTTAAAATACTCTTATCTGGAACCAATGCTATCTGGCCATCTGGAGTATCTAACAAGAAACTCTCACCAGATTGTGCTTGTTCTACCACCTCATCGAAGTGTTCTTCCAGATATTTCAGACTTATCAATTTCATTTTGCACTACATTGTTTTGTGCTCAAAATCCGCAAGGACTTGGCCTGGCAACTCTAAGTTTTCATTAGCAGATGCTGCATTGATTTCGTTAATGTGTTCTACTTGATCTCTATTCTTTAATAGATCAAGCATCTGTTGTGCGTGAGTTAGTTCAAATGGATCGTTAGGTAAGTTGTCTCTAGTTCCAGCACCGTCTGGTGTCTCTTCTTCTAGGTAAACCATCTGAATATTGTTCTCTATTAGAAGAACCCATCTCCAACCTCTTACACCCATTCCTTTGTTGTACATCTTGACAGAACATTGATGTGCAGCCATTCCGCCTTGCTTTGCAAGTCTTAAGATGTATGCTCCGTTTCCATCAGGAAGATACTTACACTTCTTAATCTTCATAGACTTCCACCACTTGTCCATTACGAATGAATCGTTCATGGAAACGACATATATGTCATCAACGATAGTTTCTTTTATAAATGTGTCATATAATGCTTCATACTCCTTTACCATCTCAGTACATGGTGGTGTGAAAGCACCACAAACAGAAACTAAAAGTACGTCTTTGCCTTCAAAAAGACTATGAACATTTCTCTTGACGAGTTTCTTTTTCTCTAAAAAGAACAGATCGGCATCAGGTAATAAATTCATTTTTTTTAATTAATTTTCATGTATATTATGTATGCTTATAAATTATAAGCTATTTCTGGTTAACCGTCAACCCTTAACAATAATTCAAATTCTTTTAATATATCTGCTTCTGGGTCTTGGTCTTTAATGTTACAATACTCTAACCATCTGAGTGTTGTCTTGTCTGGTTCTTCTAATCCCTTACCATAAAGAATAGTATAGGGTCTATCATCTAGTGTACAAAATAAGTTTACAATATGTTCGGAGCGTTCTCCAATCACATCTTGAACTTCTTCTCTTGGCACATGAATCTTATACCTTTGAAATTCAGTTCCATATATTGAGTGGAAAAGGCCTGATTTGACCTCATCCATAGATCTACCATAGTTGTATAGTAAACCAGCAACTCTTATCGAGTGAGATAATAAAGAATCTTCTTCACGGAGATGAGGAATCCTATCAGCACCAAGGTTGATCATGTAGTTTATATAATCATCCACTGAGATTCATTGTAAGGGATAGTCGAGGTTCTTTATTTTCCACAACAGAGTGCATAGTTCCAGCTGGTATGATTAAAACATCAGATGGATCTACCTCTTGAGATTTTCCATTGATGACCCATGTACAAGTGCCATAAATTGGTTTCACTATAACATGATAATCATGGTTGTGTGGATCAAAACTGGCTCTATGTTTTGTAGTGCCAGCACTCAGATACATGTTAGCATTGGTTTCTGATCCTTTGTATTCATATAATTTATCGTCAAGAGATCTGAGTTCTGCCGTGAGATCCATTATGTTACTAAGAAGACTAGTGAATCCTAGATCATATAATCTTTTCCACCTTTCATAATAAACATAACCTCTAGAGTCAAAGAATCCATCAGACTTTTTTTGACATTGATTTATAACTTCCAGTGCTGGTTCTGGCCACCTATATTTTATCTGTAGTAAATCTAATATACCATCTTCATCTAAGGTAATCTCATGTTCTTTTATAATCTGAGCTGCACCCTCAAGATAAGGCATGAAGTCAGGAACTGATGGTTGTTGCCACGTTGGATAACTATTCAAAATAATCCTTCCTGTAATATCTTCCTAAAATGTTGCTATTATAATATGCTGGTTCTCCATTGTCAAGAGACTCTATTAAGACATTATGGCTAAACAATTGTCTGGTCTCCTCATAGTTGGTTTTCCCCAGAGTTGTATGGAGAGACAGGATCTCTCTTGAAAAATTCTCCTTTCCATAGGTGGATACGTCGGCTTTGAGTTCGGGGGACGATCCGTAATATCTCTTCCAATCTGATTCGCTTGTGACTCTTCTCTTGCCTCCCTTAGGCTTGCGTTTCTGTACGAAATATTTTCTGCCGATGTACTTCTTACCTGTTGTCTTATTTGTAATGAGGTAGACGTAACCGAAGAAATCGCCAATGTCGTCAGAAGTAAAAGGTTTACCCTCATATAGCCAGGGGTTTTCGTAAACTCCTCCTTCAACCATTCCATAATTCTCATATCTTCACACTATGTATAACAGGTTTCTCGTTCCTCAAAACGTTGTATAGATCTCGGTTTTCAGATGCAGATACAGGATAGAACTCAGCACTGGCATCAAATCCATCATACCTTTTTGCTTGGTTGATTACGATAGAACCCTTCTCTCCTGATTGTGACCTGTGAAATGTACCACGAGGTATCAGTAGAGCTCCACTCTGTCTAGTAAGATTGACAAGATGATATGGATATTTCCATTGTAGGTTTACTAATTCAAATGTCCTTGACCCTTGAACCACTCTATTATAATCGTCTTGGAAACTATGAATATAAAATGACTTTGCACCTACACAATCATCTGGTGGTGAGGTGGCAGGGCCATCATGGATTACTAGGTCTGCTGCGTTAGATTCTTCAACAGATATATCATAGAATACAACAGCATCTGTCTCTCTAAAAATTCTATGTTTTATAAACTGAACTTCATTCATGTTAATTTATTCCAAGTGTCTTTCCAATCTAAGACTTCTATTACCATACCTAATTTATTTTTCTCAATCGCATCTGCTAGTGGTCTGTCATTGCCATGTGGGTCTAATCTATCTCCAAAGAATACTACATCACCATCAGGAAAATCTCTGATGATCTGACTCTTATCACACCCTTTACTTGATATATCTACACCTGTTACACCACCAACAAAGGCATGTAACTCTGGAAACTTTTCATTGAATCTCTCTGCTATTCCTTTCCTCTCTTCTTTAATAGAATCCCAATCACTATAAACTAATCTCTCTGTTTGATTGGCGCCTCTACCTACTACACTAAAGTTTACGCAGCCTGGTCTCTCTTCTATATGTGTTCCTGTCCTGACAGGGAAATGACTCTCATGTAATTCTTCTAGAAGATGTTCTCTTGCATCTAGTGGCAGTGTCCAAGGGTTAGTATATACTGACAAGTCACCCTCATACACATCATTACCAGCACAATTATACACCCTCTTACAATTACAGTAGAGAAGATGTGTAATTTGTTCTATAGTTTTATCTCTATCGCTTCCTGTAACAAGATAAACTTCGTTTGCCAAGGCAAAACTGTTGAAGAATATTAGAAAATCAGGGTCAATTTTACGTCTGCTGGGTGTGAGAGTCCCATCGACATCAAAAATATATTTCATAATGTGATTATAATATCAATTAATTAGTTTGTCAACTATTCTCCGCCGCCGTTGCCTCCGCCGTTCCCGCCACCATTTCCACCGTTACCGTTGCCACCATGTCCATTACCATTTCCATTACCATTCTTTCCATTGGTATCATCATCTGAATTGTCTGGTTTTAAATATCC